GTGCAACTCTAAAAGGGACTACAATACACTGGTCATAAGACTGGATATTACCAAAATTCTCAGTAATACCTTGTGAGGCGTTGTATGTACCCGAATCGTTCGAATAGGCCAGTGAAAACGAGCCTATCTGAGTAGATCCTACTCTCGTGATATAATGCACCTTAACCTTCCTAAAGGCATAACGTGTATAGAGTGACGCAAGCCACCCTACTCTATCGTTAAGAGCCCCAGGATTCAACAGTGCGGAGTTACCAGAGTTGACACTACCAACATATCCTGACGACGTGCCTAATAAAAGACCAGCCGAAATGGAATTAGTAGCGACCCCTAGCCATTGCTGCATACCCACACATCTTACGGCGTTGCCATATTCTGAGTGGTACAGTCCTTTCCCAACAATGTCAAACCTCATAGGGTTCTTTAAAGTTATATCATATGATGCAGCGGTACTTGACTCGGACATCATAGGTTCACGCAAACCAGAAATTATAGTTGTCTCTAATCTATTCTTTCTATTTGCTCTTCTTTTCTTCGCGGTTTTTGAAATCTTCTTAGATTTCATGTTTGTCACTAAGTTATTTTTACTTATTGGCATGAAATTAAAAATCCTCAAAAGAGGACCGCGGTAATCTTCTTGATTACAAAAATATGTTCGGAAGTCCGATTCCAATGAATCCCTCTTCTATCTCCTCATTCTTTGCTAGTTCTATAAAATCAACCACATGCCTATGGTTAGGGATTTTATCTTTTACATTGAAGGAAGGTCTTGTAAACTCAGAAAGGTCCTTAAAATCAGGAAAAATACTTTGCCTCTTTTTAGAGACAAAACGAAAGATCTGGGATTTATGCTTAGGGACAAAATAGTAATCACCACAGGTAACAGGTTTACCTGCTCGTGATAACCAATCATCCTTAGCCACCAGTCGTGTCTTGGCGGTCACTTTATAACCGTTTTCCATAGACATGAACCCTCCTTCTGTAAATTCCTCATTCTTGAGACGATTCCGAATCTGCAATCTCTTCCTTCTTTGACGAAATATAAGACGTTTCTCATAAATTGCTGTAAAAGTAGGTTTTAACCCTTTTTTCCATCTACGCTCACAATCATAAGCTACAAGTTGTTGTGATCTTGTGAAATTAACCTTGATGTCGGGCTGACGTCGAGCTCCTAAACCACCAAGGTCCCGGTGAATGAACAAATTCAAAAGCCCTCCCCTAGTTTCGTTAGCAATAGCTCCACGATTCATGGTAAGGAACTTAGAAAAAATTCTTCTTCGAAGACCCGAGTTACGTAGATCAATAGCCAGATCAAGATTTCCGATTAACGGGAGATTCCGATCTTGTTTCATACAGAGATTAAGATAGGGAATTTCAATCTTCTCAACGCGAGGACTTCTCGTCTTTCTGACAAAGAATGGCTGTGAGTTTATCACAGCTAACCTTTCAGATTCGTAAGTTTTCCCCACGGATAATGTGAAATTATAAGCTCCGGTCCGAGACCTCCACTTATCACCTATCTTTCTGGGACAATAAGCAAGAAAATCATCACCATTTACTAAACATGGTGCTGATTCCTTATGGAAAACACCATTTGAGTAATCAATCATGTTTTCCTTATTGCCACAGACATCCTCCCACAAGCACAAATTAAGAATACATAAAACCGGAAATGATTTTATATCTCCCATCATCTGACCATAAGTCTGTATGAAACTCGACTTATCGGGAAGAATAATCTCTCGACCTGACCATTGTTTTGATCTTAATTCCGAGACAAGGGCAAAGGAACCCCCCCTCTGATTTATGGCTTCCTGAAACCAAATATTTATACTGACCCAATTATCTCTGGTACTGCGTGGACCATCAACAGGAAGATACTCTAGTATCTTTCCCATCGCGCCCCACACACCCAATAATTCAGGACGGGTATAACCCAAAGGAACTTTAAAATCAGGCAACAAACGATTCTTAAAGCACAAATTGTCCAAAAGACAAGACGTACTTGGATTAATATTGTCTGTTGCAGCATCATAGTCACCTGAAATAAAGACTAAATCCTCATTTCTGTAGCCAAGACCTGTCCAGTAGTTTTCAGACCTAATAACTAGGTTTTCAATATCACCGGATTGAACCATTCTACCATAAAGTAGATTGGGATTTTCCTTCATTGACATTGAAATAATGCTCTGAAAGGGTTTCCCTGCAGCAAACTCCCAAGCACTGGAAGTCGTAATAGATCTAACTTTAAGAGGCTCTGGAAGGAAAGTTACCCTTCCTGACAGATCCTCTTTCATCAAACTATAACCAAAATATGGCATGGGAACCACACCTTGATAAGTCTGATCTAGAACCATTTTCAGAGAAACCTTCGGTGCATCTTCATATATAACACCGAACTGGCCTAAATGATGCTTTTCAGTACTCGCATTGGCACTCAAGAAAGAGACAGATTCCCCCAACAATTTTTCAAAACTGTTAGTACGAAATCTAGTTATGACAGAATTTAGAATCTTCTCATCCATAACCAGCGGTTCTTCCAATCTTTGAAGAGCCTTCGAATATTTATCCGAAGACTCATCTATAAAAGATTTTGGAACCGTTATCGAACCCTTTCTCAAGTGATTAAGACTCATTGAAAAGAAAAAAGGTTTTCTCGACCCTTTGGAAAGTCGTCTCTTAAGGTTAAGAGCGACCTTCCTAGAAGTCGGAAACCAGGAACTAGCACCGTTTGGTTTACTTGGCAATTCATTGCGACAGGATAGCGAGCTTGCACAACAATAATAATATTTTATTATTTTTGTTGTCATGATCTCATTGCTACCCTTGCACAGTAACATACAGGCGATCGTAGATGTCATAGTTGAAAAGCTATGATAATATAATTTCTTGTATGTTTGCCTAAGTACCCAAGCAAAGTTGAACATAAAAACACAACTCTGACGAAGTTCATAGTCAGAGAAATGTTTTAGAACCTCTAAAGTTTTGAGGTCTTCTAGGATGTAATCCAAGCAGATCTCCCAATTTTGGGAGGAAGCTAAAACACAATCAACATAAGACAAGTAATCTCGCTTGTCCTTATTGGTCATGTGACGCGTGCGGAAACCACTAACGTACTCG